ATGAAACTGGATATACCTACCAACCCAACGGCGCGATGGGAGTGGATCAAATATCAGATCCGTACTCGCGGTTTAACGTTGGCCGAATTGGCACGCCGCCTTGGCGTTGAGCTGGGCACACTTGTCGCCGTGAAGCGCACACCCTACCCACGGATGGAACGCGCGATTGCCGATGCTCTAGATCTTCAGCCAGCCACTATTTGGCCGGAACGTTGGAACCACGATGGTACCCCCTGCCGTCAACGCCCTAATCGCGCAGAAAAGAGCGTGTTCACTATGTGTGAACAGGATAGCGTTTCTAACGTTAGAGCGCATCGTCTAATGGCAGCGGAGGCATAGCCATGAGACGTGTCAAAGATGACTTAACCCTAGACATCTTCGAAGTACCAGTGCCTGTGGTACCTGCTCCAGGTAGCGGCAACTACGCAAGCCAAGTGAGCGAGCTAGTGGGCATCGTGTTAAAGGACTGCACAGTAGACCGCTACGAAGTTGCCGCACAAATGAGCCGCTACTCAGGCGATGACGTTTCCAAGCACATGCTGGATGCCTGGTCGAGTCCAGCGCGCAGTGACCACAACATCCCTTTCTATCGTATTCCGCTATTAGAAGAGGTTTGTCAGAGCCACGCCTTTACCGACTGGCTAGTACATCTGCGCGGTGGACGTGTGGCCTATGGCCGAGAAGCACTTGCTGCCGAATACGGCAAACGCCAGCAAATGATGGAAAAGCTCAAAAGCGATATGAAAGAGCTAAAGCGTTTGATGGGAGAAGACGAATGAACTGGTACACCGCCAAAGAATTGGCCGGGTTACCAGGACTCCCCGGCACAGAACGCAATGTACGTGAACATGCCAAGCGCCATGGCTGGGAAGGCCAGCAACGCCTGGGCAGCAAGGCGGTTGAATACGCCTTCGCCGTCCTGCCCACCGAAACCCAAAACGCCTTGCTATTGGCTCAAGCCGATAGTGCTACGTCAACGCCTACCAGTACGGTAATACCGCAGGCTGAAGAAACGCGCCCCGGCCAGCAACAGCTAACCGATGCACAGCGCCAAGTGATGACAGCCCGCGTTGCCTTTGTGCGCGAAGTTGAGCGCATGGCAAAGATGGTCAGCCAGCAACGCGCTATTGAAACGTTAGTCGAGCATGCCAAGGCCGGGGATCTAACGCCTTATCTCAATGAACGTGTGGTGTTGGCCAACGACCGTAAAACGGAAACCCGCACTCTCAGCGAGCGCACGTTAAAGCGCTGGATCAGTGACTTTAAAAAGCACGGTGAGCGAGGTCTTGCCCCCAAACGCCGCGCCGCAGATATGAGCATGCCCGTTTGGGCCGGTGATTTTCTCAAGCGCTATCAGAAGCCGCAGAAGCCCAGCGTTGAAGCGGCCTTCCAAATGCTGAAAGAGCAGACACCGCCACCGCACCCTTCTATACACCAGGTGCGCCGCTGGCTGGCGAAGCTATCACCAGAAGCGCGGGAGCGTGGCCGCCTGGGCTCGCATGAGCTTAAAGCCCTTCAGCCCTTTAAGCGGCGCAAAACGGATGACCTATGGCCCAATGATGTGTGGGTCGCGGATGGCCATACCTTCGATGCTGAAGTCATCAACCCGCTGACGGGGCAAGCTTTCCGTCCTGAGATCACAATGATCATCGACTGGGGCACTCGCCGCATCGTTGGCTTTGCCTTGAACCTGGCCGAATCAACGCTTGCAACATTAGACGCCCTACGCGATGCCGTCAGCCGCGTGGGCATGTTCAACCTGTTCTACGTCGACAACGGTTCAGGCTTTGACAACGCCACGGTTTATGAAGTGGTCGACCGCCTGGGCGGCACCATTACCCACTCGCTGCCCTATAACTCACAGGCACGAGGCGTCATTGAGCGCCCGCACAAATCCATTCTGGTACGGCTGGCTAAAACCATGGACAGCTATATCGGCACGGATATGGATAAAGAAGCCGCCACAAAAGCGCACAAGTTATCTCGCCGCGATATTAAAAACGGTTTAAAGCCCGTATCGATTCCTACGTTTCAAGAATTCTTTGATCGTTTAAACGACGCTTTAGACGCCTATAACCACCGCTCCCATAAAGGGCTGCCTAAAGTCCGCGACCTGGACACCGGCAAGCTTCGCCACCAAAGTCCTATGGAAGCCTGGAAAAATGCCGAAGGCTTTGAAGCTCTAACGGCACCTTCCGATGTCGTGACTTCGTTGATGCGCCCCCAAGAAGTGCGCAAAACCAATCGCGGCGAAGTGCGCATTAATAGTGGCATTTACTTTCTGGACGCCTTACGCGACTTCCACGGCGAAGAGATCCGCGTGGCATGGGATTACCGCGATACCGGCAGCGTTGGCGTTTACACACTGGAAGGCGAGCACATTGGTGATGCCCTGTTAGACGGCAACGCCACACCCGCCATGCCCGCAACGATGATCCAGCGCGCCGCAGAGAAGCGTGAAAAAGGCCAGCTCAGCCGCTTGGCTCAAAAAGCCAAAACCATTACCGGCCAGGACGTCGAGATCCGGTCCATTACGCCCGCCGCCAGCTACTCCGATGAAAAGCAGGCCGCCGCAGGCCGCGCCTACGCCAAGCAACTGGCGGATCAAGGCACACGTTTCCAGATACCTCAGAACAAGGTCGAGCGTTATCGGCTTTGGCAAAAAATAGATGCCCAGCTTCAGCAGAAAGAAGACATGCCCGAACAGGCACGCCAGTGGCACGAAAGCTACCAGCACCACAACGATTTCCGCGCCATCGCGAAAGTAATGGATGCGGACGGGCTGCAACCCGTCCGCAACCGCCGGGCCGTCTGAACCACGGCCCATGACACCCGCAGTAATTAAGGAACTGATATGAGCGTCAACACCATTGTACCACTCACTAACGTAGGCCTTTTAGCCGCTGCCGTAGAAAGCGCCGCTAACCGACCGCCCGAGCTACCGGGCTTGGTCGTGATGTACGGCCCCAGCGGCTATGGGAAAAGTTTGGCAGCGGCGTACTCCGCCAACATGCACCGCGCCTACTACGTCGAGTGCCGCGAGACCTGGACCAAAAAAGCGTTCATTCAGGCGGTACTACGTGAGATGGGCATTATCCCGATGAAGACCATCAGTGAGATGGTCGATCAGGTCGCCGAGCAGCTTTCCCGCTCCGGCCGCCCGTTGATCATCGACGACGTTCAGTACGTGATCGATAAAGCCGCCGCCAACGTGTTGACAGATATCTATAACGCCAGCCAGGGCACTCTGATCCTGATCGGTGAAGAGCGTGTGCCCGCTTCAATGGCGCGCCTTGAGCGTCTGCACAACCGCGTCTTGGAGTGGGTGCCCGCCCAGGCTGCGACCCTAGACGACGTGCGCGCCCTCGCCGATAAAAGCTACCCCGATATCGAGATCTATGACGACCTGCTTGAAACCATTAATGACCGGGTTAAGGGCTGCCTTCGTCGAGTGGCAGTCAACCTTTACCAAATCCACAGTGAAGCCACTGCCAATGGCTGGACCACCGTTAGCCTACGGGAATGGGGCGAGCGTGAGATCCACACTGGCCAGCCACCGGCGCGGAGGGGTTAAACCATGGCTAAGGGTAAACCTGTACTTACCGCTCAAGGCCTTAAAGGCGACCGTCAAGCAATGTGGGAGGCCATTCGACATTTCCACACTCAAGGCCAAGCTTTTTGTATCCACGATATTTGGGAACAGATTGCTATCGGCGTTTCGCACAACCGCGTACGTGATTATTTCACTGGCTTAAGAAAGGCCGGTTTCATCGAATGCGATAGTTCTCCGAAAGGCGGCTCTCGGTATTACAAGTTAATTAAGGACGTAGGGGTCGAAGCACCTCGGGTGCGTCGTGATGGCACCACCCCGCCCCCACAAGGCCGCGAACAGATGTGGCGCACGCTGAAAATAATTGGTGAATGCACTGCTGCTGAATTAGCGCAAGCAGCAACGACGCCCGAAGTACCTGTCAGTCATGAAACCACGATTGAGTACCTTCGCCTTCTTACCTATGCCGGTTACGTAACCATTACTCGGCCTGCCACCAGTGGCACAGGCGCTGTCAATGCACGTTATCGCTTGAACGTTAGCCGCTGGACCGGCCCCATGGCGCCGATGATCCGCCGCACCAAAGAGCTTTACGACCCCAACACTGGCGAGGTGGTGTACAGCCGGGTCACCAAAACCGAAGGAGGCGAGCCATGAGCGACGCCATCCGTCGTACCCGCGCTGTGGATACGTCCAATTGGGGCGAAGAGCCGCCCCGTTGGATTGCCCTGCTGGCTGACGAAGTACGCGCCACCAACCGCAAGCTGGCCGGTGAACGCATCGGCGTCTCGCGTAGCGCGGTCTCTTTGGCACTGGCCAACCGCTACCCAAGCCCCTCAACGGAAAGCATCGAAAAAAAGGTGCTGCTCGCGCTGGATGGCCTTAATTGTCTAGCCCAACAGCTCACCATCAGCGTGGAGCAGTGCCGCGACTATCGCACCCGCCCTGCACCCACTCATAACCCGATGGCCATGCGTATGTGGCGCCATTGCCAAACCTGCCCGCACAACCCCAATCGCCAGGGAGACGACCAATGACGCTGAAAGCCACCTGCCCCGAGTGCGGCATGACCGGCGACATGGCCGCCTTCGTGACCCAAGGCGAACACAACCAGGCGCTGGCCGTTGCGCTTGAAATGCCTGCCGTCTTGAGCAGCCGTATCGTGCGCTACCTCGGCATGTTTCGGCCCAAGTCGCGGGCGCTGGCCAGCGCCAAAAGCGCCCGCCTGCTGACAGAGCTAAAGGAGGTCATCACCAGCGGCGTGATTGAGCGCAAAGGCATTACGCGGGAAGCGCCGCTAAAGGTCTGGATTGCCGCGCTTGACCAGCTGCTTGAACGCCCACCCAGCAACCTACCGCTAAGCGGCCACGGCTACCTGTTTGAAGTAGTGGCCAACGTGGCCGACCGCCACGCAGGGGAAGCGGAACGCCAGCGCGAAGAAGCCGCACGCAACGGTGCCAAACAGCCCGCAAACCGCGCCCCTGCCGCACCGCTGCGCGAACGTTCCACCGATGACGTACTGGCCGAACACCAGCGCATGGCCACCCGCCAAGCACACGTTTCAAACCACGGCAAAGAGCAATACAAGAATAAATCCACTGAGAAAGCCAACGCGCCCAAGCGCCTATCGGAGCTGCTGAAAGGTGCCGCCAGCCAGGGAGATACGCCATGA